CTTCTTCAACAATAACATTAGTTGTTGCATTACCAGAAGGATTTTGATCTTGACCTCCACCCGCACCAGCACCACCACCAGATGCAGCACCAGCATTCATGACATTCTTCATCTGGTTCATCTGTTCATATAATTTTGGTATGACCTGTGCTTTTTTCTGAGGATCTACCTTTTTCAATATATCTGGTAAATTCTTTTGTTGTGCGTCAGCAGATGCAGTTGTTGGTTTATCAGCATTAGGAGCAAATTTATCTCTAACATCAGAGAGTTTTTTACCACTATCTGTATCAACGAAAGGAGCGTCAGCATACTTTGCCTTTTCTAGATCAGGTTTCTCCTGTTGCATTACAGCTTTGTTATTGAATACTGTTTTCTTTTCTTCAAAAGCTTTCGTCATTGTGTCTTACCATCACTTGCTGGATTATCTGGGCCTGCTTTTTTAATTTTTCCACCAGAATTCTTTTGAGAATCTTGAGATTCTTTGGATATACCACCATTACTTTTATCTTGACCTTCTGGTTTATCACCACGAGCCAAAGAACCTAAAATAATAGGATATTGTTTTGCTGTATCATCAGGTAGAAAACAACAAAGAACACGTGAACCAACTTTAAGACCGGAAGGTGATATACCTACCTTTGCTGTAGCGGCAGAAGTTATTGGTTGAAGAACCATAGCCCATGGTAAATCATCATCCTTTACTTCTTGTTCATCATTTTGATGATTGTAAAGTCTGACTTTACAACGACCAGACTTTGTTGGGTCTTCTTTAAATTTTCTTACTTCACCTATAACAAGATGCCCAAACATATCGTCAGCCACTACTATCACCTCCTTGTTTGTAAGAAGCCTTAACAACTCTTAATATCATGGTACAATTTGGTGGTTCATTCGCAACTCTATATTTTGTTCTTATTGCGACCACCAAACATTTACCATTAAATTGTGTTTCTGTTTCACCCTGTGTTTTTGTTACCTTTTTAGGTATTTCAATTTCTATCATAGACCCAAGAGTAATTTCTGGATTATAATATACTTCAAGTTCAGCAGAGTTTTGTGCTAGATGTGAAAGAAACGCTGCTCTATCTGTGACTGCTTTAGATGTTTCATGTTTTTCTTTATTGTTCGCTTTATCATGAGCATATCTTAAAACTGAAGGATGATCTTCTACATAAGAAGGTGTTTTTTCATACACACCTTGTTTATCAGCAAATTTAAACTTTTCACTATCATTACCCTTTGTAGCAATCACTTTATGAGTAGTATAATCAAAGGCATATTCTGCTGGTTTGTTTAATGCTCTTGGACCAGAATCAAAATTCTTTGATGGTTTAAACCACATAATAGAATTTTGTTTTTCTTTTGCAGACGAACCAAAATTAAGATTTGTTGTCTGTTTTAATTTTACTTTTGGTTCTTGTTCAAATAGTTCTTCAAATGTCTTGAATACATATTTATGTTCACCACCTTTATCCGCTTTTTGAAATAAAGCAAATGTAGACGACTTATACTTTTCAGAAACATGTTCTGATTGTAATTGTTTAAGAGCATCCATAGGGTGTTTTCTTGATATAACAATTCTTCTTTTACCCTTGGTCTCACCAAGTTCTATTTGTCTTTTTGTCTTGAATCCTTTTTTCAAAATATGTTCGACAACTTTGCTTGTCTTATCATTAAAACTTTTCTCAACAAAATTACCTTGTGCGTTTAGAAATTCTGGTGAGACCGCTCTAATATCATATTGTTTATGATGTCCAGAACCAGTATTATTAACTGACTGATCATTTAAATTTCTATTCTGGTACATTTTAAGTTTAAGAGTAGTTTCACCACCCGCAGAACCACCACCGCCCATGCTGTCGTCAAGACCAAATTTTATTTCTACATCTTTGTCATAAGAACCATTTAATCTATTTTGACCAAGAGCATCAGTCGGATCGACAAAACGTATCTCTGCCAATGGTCCATAAGGATTTAAAATGTCTTCATAGATATTAAATCCAGCTATAGGAGACTCTGGTTTTGTACCATCAATATCCCCTACTTTAACAGATTTAATTTTAACTCTTCCCGTCATTATTCACTCATAAGTTCTGTTAAATTATCCACCATAGTTTGTTTCAGGTTTGATTCCAATACTCTTATTGTCTTATTAAATTCATTCTTTTCATTTTCATATTCAAGGTATGTAATAGGATTCCAATATATCAATTCTTCTTCCTCAATATTATTTGCAACAGCAAGAACATCTGTAAATACAACATTTGCTTTACTTTCTGTTCCATAGATATAACTGTTGGAAGTAATACTTACTTCTTCATTGACATAGAAAACGCCAGATACATGTTGTAGATAAACTTTATTATCGAATTTAGATAGAACCTGTGCTCTACCATAATTATATTCGTCAAAAACTATATTACAGATTTCGTCTTTAATAAAATTGTTACCCTGAGAAACTGTATACTGTATAACTTTATTAGTATTGACTGTCCAATTTATTTCTCTTCTTTTATATCCAAGTGTTTTAGTTCCTGATATGTTTGGTTCCCAGTATTCTTTCATATTTGCTGGCAAAGCGTCATATGTACTAACATTAATGTCTTCAGCATCATACCAATTATTTTTGTAATATTTTATTTTTGTCTGTGCATCATAATATGAATTATATTTTTTTACAACAAAATCAACAAGTTCATTATCACTTAGGTACCATTCATAATATGGGTCCATTATTTTATTAGAAAAATATAAAATCCAACTTTTATATTGATCATCATAATATCTATAACTTAGCTGATCTGCTCTTTCATTTGAATCTATTTCATACGAATAAAGAGCATATGAATTGGCTGATATGCTTTCAAGTAAAGCTGTTCTTTTTGTAATATCAACTACTTGATTATTAGCATATGTGATGATGGGAAATTTATCGAAATATTTACCAGACATTTATACGTCCTGAATATCATCTGATTTCCACAGTTGTATTTCTTTCAACTGTAGAGTTAGATTTACGGTTGTTGGGGCACCACTTTTGAAAAAAGACGGCATACCGGCTGCTGTATATTCCACCTGTACAGATATAATTGCACATGGCTTAAATTTGTATAGATATCTATCAGACCCAGATGCTTTTAGAGTTACCTGTGCAACTTGTGGATATTTCATTAGAAAAACAGAACCCGTTGTAGATGGTAATGCAGACTTTTTACATTTATTAATTATTCTTCTTAGAGTATCAGATTCTTGCTGACTGTTTGGAGTCAAAGTCCAAGAAAGAGTGTGTTCTTTGAATTGCGGTCTTTTGAACATCATATACATGAACGGATTTAATGCCAAACCAGTTCCTATGGAGGCCATTTCACCTCCAGTAGTTAATGCTGATACCAAAGCAGAGGGTGGGGCAATAGTCTGGGCCAATCCAAGCATTTTATCCATACCTGACCATTCTTCCCAAATGATGTTTTCAGCATCATTGAGTCTTCTTGGCATGGGAAGAGTTACCATAGCGCCGCCACCCGCACCACCTTGCATAAGTGATGATGTATCAAAGCTATAGTCCATAAAAGTGATATTTGTGTAGAATTGTCTCTGACCTGATTTTAAATCGTTGGGGAAAGACATACTATCAAACCCGCTTCTAGGTTTGCTAGGAAAGTTTGGAACGGCCATTTTGCTCCTATATGATTAAGATAAATACATTTATATTATTTATCATAGATTTAAAAGAATGGCGACACATAAAGGTATATTTAAACCCACAAATCCTAATAAATACAAAGGAGACCCCACCAACATAATTTACAGAAGTTGGTGGGAATTCAAATACATGTACGAGCTTGACCACGATTCTAATGTATTATGGTGGCAAAGTGAGGAAACTATTATTCCTTATAGATCCCCGGTAGACAACAGAATACACAGATACTTCGTTGATTTTACAGTGAATTATAAGTCAAGAACAGGCTCAAAAACTGTTTTGATAGAAATCAAGCCATATAAACAGACACAACCACCCGTTTTGACAGAATCAAAAAGAAAAAGCCGTAAATATCTCAATGAAGTCATGACATGGGGTGTCAATTCAGCGAAATGGAAAGCAGCCAGAGAATATTGTAAAGATAGAGGCTATGAATTTATAATTATGACAGAAAATGAATTAGGAGTGAAATAATGGCAGAAGAAAACAGATTTATCAATATGATGCGAAATCTGACTAGAAATATCAGTCAGACTTCAAGAGACGCAGCAGATTGGTTTAAGAAACTTGTTAAAGATTATGGTAAGTCTGGAAAAATAAAAACATTCAGAGAAACCAGAGGGCCAGTAGCAGGCCAGATGTATTTCTTTAACTATGATGCCAAATACAAGGATGTTCTTCCATATTGGGATAGATATCCACTTGTTTTTCCTATCAAATTTACTTCTAAGGGGTTTTTGGGAGTTAATCTTCATTATCTTCCTCCAAATGAGAGACTTGGTGTTCTTGCATTCATGGATTCTATCAAAGATAATGATAAATATGATGAACCACAAAAGATGATTCAGCAACAAAGATTTCTTGAAAGTTTTTATACAAACACAAGATATAAAGTATGCGTCAAGAGATATCTATGGGGTCATGTGATTGGACAAAGCTTTATGTATGTTGATCCAGACGATTGGGCATATGTAGCATTGTTGCCATTTGAACAGTGGAGTTATAATAGAAATTATAAGGGTAGTAGACCCCCGTACTAAAGGATAACCATGCCATTTAATATAGAAAAATTCAGAACAAATATAGCTAAATTTGGTTATCTTGATAATAATTCGTTCAATGTATATGTCCAAACTCCTCCTATTCTTTTGAACAATGTTCAGAATAGAAATATTGCTACTGGTAATATTGCTGAGAATATGTCATTTCGTATTGATCAGGTAAGAGCGCCTGGTATTTCATTACAAACTGTTGATAATAGTAGATATGGTGTTGGTCCAACACAGAAACAGCCATACAATGCTCAGTTTCAAGAAGTTAGTATATCAATGCTAGGAGATCATTATTGTGAATTCTGGCAGTTTTGGTATAACTGGACAAGAGCTATTTTTGAATATAATTCTGCTACACCAAACGGAACCGCTTCATATTCTTCAGCTTATAAGAACGAATATTCTTCAACAGTATTAATATATTTTTATGATCATTTTGGAAGAAATATTCAAAGAATTGATCTTTTTGAATGCTTCCCTGCCTCTATAAGAGAAATACCTTTATCATGGGGTGATTCGAATTTGATGAGATTCAATGTATCTCTCGTATATACCGAATTTGTTGTTGAAAGTTTTGGTTTAGCGCCACAACAACAGCAAGTAACTAATAATTTAAGAGGAGCAAGTTCTCGAATACAATTAAATCCTTAAATCATGGAGTAAAAAATGTCTAGTTTGCCTAAAATTGATTATCCTGTACATAAAATAAAAGTTCCTTCATTAAAAAAAGACTTTCAGTTTAGACCGTTTTTGGTGAAGGAAGAAAAACTTTTATTGATGGCAAAGGAAAGTGAAACACCAACTGATATTCTAACATCAATTAAACAAATAATTAATAATTGTTCTGTTGATCCTAAATTTGATGTAAACAAGTTAGCACTATTTGATCTTGAATATATTTTTCTTAAATTAAGGTCTTTGTCTGTAGATAATCTTATTAAAGTATCATACAGAGATAATGAGGACAACAAAGTATATGAGTTTGATGTAAATCTGGATGATGTTGAAGTAAAATTTCCAGAAAAGTCTGATAATAATATCAAGATAACCAGTAAATCTGGAATAGTAATGAAATATCCATCAGCATCTCTTTATGATGACAAGGAATTTCTAAGTCTTGACAAAGATTACATGTTTGAACTGATCATTCGTTGTATAGAATCAATATATTACGAAGATCAGGTATATAATTCATCTGATTATAAGAGAGAAGAATTAAATGAATTTCTTGATGGATTGAATATTAAGACATTTGAGAAAGTACAAAATTTTCTCTTAAGTGTTCCTCGTATGGAATACAAAATAGAATATGAAAATTCATTAGGGAACAAAAGAGAAATCTTATTGTCTTCGTTAAATGATTTTTTTACTTGGCGTTAAACCATAATACTCTTGAAAACTATTATTCAACTATATTTTCGTTAGTTCAACATCATAAATATTCAATTAGTGACTTAGAAAATCTTATACCTTTTGAAAGAGATATTTATGTTCAAATGTTGGTTGATTACCTAAAACAAGTAGAAGAACTTAAAAAGAAAAGTAGCGGATAAAAATGGCAGAAGTAGCAACAGCAGACATATCTCTATTATCAAAAACTATTAGATCTTCAATGGGAGAAGCATCTGGCGAGTTCAGAAAAGCTGCTGCTAATAGTAATGTTATGTCAAAAGTTGTCAAAGACATATCCAATATCTTTAATGCACAAAGAAAGGATATTGCTGAATTATCTAATATAATGTCTGAAAATGCGTATGAAGCTGAACAAGCTTCATCAAAAATTGATAATCTATCATCTCTGTTTAGGGAAATGATATCTATTCAGGCAAGTACACAAGGTACTATGAGAGAAGTTTCTTTTGGTATTAAAAATCTTAATGACCAAATGTATAACTTAATTAATTCAAATTCAACTATTGGTACTGGTATAACAGGACTTGGTAGTGTTTTTAATACTGTTGGTGATACTATCGTAAACACTCTAAAAACACTAACTCTTGGCGCTGCCGCTGCCACTCTTGGCGCTGCCGGTGCTGCTGGTGTTAGTGCTATGATGGGCGGTAGTGGTGGTGGAGGTGGTAGTTTAGGAAGACAAGATGTTAAAGAAGGTGGTGGTTCTGGATATGAGCAATCTGGATTAAACAGACAGACTGTAGCAGATATGATCAGAAAGTCTGCAATACAACGTGGTATAGACCCTGAAACTGCTGTTGCTATTGCTAAATCGGAAGGTCTTAACACATATAGATCTTCTGCCCCCGGAAAAAAATGGGGAATGGATAGAGAACCTTCATACGGTCCATTTCAATTACTAGTTGGTAGAGGAACTGGTGGTCCAGAAGGACT